CTTATATGCTATTGCCGACGAGCTTGAAGCCCAGTAGCCACTCCAACCTCTACTTGTTTTCTCGATAAACGCCAACCATCGGGAATCCGAGTAATCACCTTCCCAATATTGCACTAATTCCGGTAAGCATTGATAAATGCTTCCTTTTTTGTCATCATTTTTTCTTTGCAGTACTTATAACTCTCGCAATGATGGTCAATAAGGGAGTTATAACTCTCGCAATGACGGTCAATAAGGGAGTTATAGCTCCCTTTAGCTTCGGGAAAGAAACGTCCCTTGAACAACTTCCCGATCACGAGTAGTCATCGCCACTAGTCCGGTTAACTACGCGGCTATTTATTAAGTTTAAAATAAATATACTCAGGCCTAACAATTGAGATAAAACCATTATTCGCTCAAGGTAAAGCCGAAATGATTCGTAGACAAAACCGTAACGAGCTGCAAAGACGTATGGACTTAGCTAAAGAGAGGTTTAACCCACGTCGTGGTGAGTTTGGTTTGTCTGAAATATTGTTCGGTCGTTGACTCTACCGTAAAAAGTTTTATAGAAATGCTAACATGTAAGTCAAATAAGAAATTTTTTATATATGGCAGCAGAAAATTATTTTCCTTCTTATGTTCAAAATACGTATAATTCTTTAAATCCCACTGTATATCCTAGAATTTCTGAACTTTATGAAAGAGGTGACTTAGGACCAAGCTTTGGTGCGTTTGATGAGACGACAAACGAATACAAATTTACACCAGAAGGAGAGTTATATAAAAATTATTTTAAAGAGAATACAGGACGTGATTTAGTTATAAAACCTTTTTTTTCGGGAATTCCTGAAGGAGCAGCTGGATATTTTGTTTCTAAAGGGCCAGGAGGTTCAGCCGATCCAAAGGAACGTATTATTTATATGAGTAAAGAAGAAGAGGGGAATCCTTTTATAATTGCACACGAAGGAGCCCATGCAAAAGATCCTAATTTAGCAAACCCAAGAAAGCAATATTCTCCTGAAGTCAAGGACCCTGTAAGTTTTTTAAGAAATTATATAAATAATGAGTTTCAAAGTCGCCCTACTATGATTGCGGAAACCGAAGCCCAGAGAGGAGCAGTAGAGCAACTTCAAGCTATGGAGATTCCTACTGGAGCGGATCAAGGTGACCCGTGGTTTAAAGGTTACCCAGCTAGTTTTATAGATAAAGGCTTAACTAGAGCTAAACAAATTGTCACTGCGCCTATAATACCTGACTCTTTAGCACCGTTCGCTTATGAATATTTTGCAAAAAATAAACAAATACCTACTTATTTTGCTTTTAATGAGTCAACCTATCCTGTTGACCGTGAATTTGAATTTAGTCCGAGACTCGCACAAAACCTTTTAGATCTATCCTTAAACTCCGCTTATAGAGATGAGGAACAACGAGTTCGTGATAATACCAGAAAGTATATAGACGATCGTTTAGGTTATTAGTGTTAAAGGCCTTTAGTTAGTTAATTCGTTTAATTTTGTTCAGTTAAAAAAGTTTAGTATTTTTATATACATGTTTATAGTTACGTAAGAAACAAAAAAGCCGAATTTTTTAATAAAGTGTTTTACATTGAACTAGTGCACTAAAATATTGATTTTAAGCTAAAAATTGGTCGATAAAAAAAGTAGTATCAGCCTTAGGTAAATACTGTTCACGAAAACCAGGTGGAGGGGGTGTTGGTTTTGGTCCTTTAAGACGCTCAAGTTCTTCAGGAGTCAAAGGTTTCAATGGGGAGCCGCCGTAACTTTTGTTTTCCGCTGCCACAATGTAATCGTCAGGAGACAGTAAAGCTAATATGCTTTCAGCAAGTAAATTTAGAGCTTGCGGATTAGGCTCGCGGTACACAGTTACTATTTTTTTAGATTCTTAAAAAGTATACGTCTTTTTTTGTTATTTGTCTGATTAAAAAATATTCACTAATTTTTTACAGAAATGTAAGATAAGTTTGAGTTACATTTTTTGCTAAAATATATTTAGCCGCACTCACATTTGTGAGCGAACGGGATTTGATTTTCAACCTATCCTGTCTTCAAAAGAAATGTGCGCGAAAAACATTTAGAAAACAAATACTTGATGAGTGGGGATGTTGTGCATATTGTGGTAAATTAAATCCAGCTACTTTAGATCACGTCATTCCAAGATCTGCAGGAGGACCGACTACTAAAAACAACTTGATAGCCGCCTGTGGCGATTGTAATATTCTTAAAGGTTCTGAAAATTGGTATATATGGTTTAGGTCTCAATCTTTTTGGACTGAAGAAAAAGAAAATTTAATTCTTCGTTGGTTACACCAAAAAGAATTTAACTCTAATGAATTAAAACTAGCTTCTACTGTTCCTATTTTAATCGAAGCTGCTTAATTAGTTTTTAACCAACTTTGTCAGGATTCCAGCCAAAAGTTCAATAGCTCGATAAATTTTACTATACACTGCGTCGTCCTTAGGTGTGGGCGTCAAGTTAACAATAGCCAAAGCCAGCACATGGACGGCAGCAGCAACTCCTACAATTTCAGTCCAATTTTGTGTGAGGTGGTTTAACATTTTTTTGGCAAGATCTATTAAAATTATAGTAGCACTTGCTAAATTACGCTATAACAGACGGAGATATTTTCATGGCTGAAATTGCAAAAAAAAGAGATCCTGAAAAGTGGGCTAGAGCAAAAGCTAAGGCAAGGAAGCGTATGGGCGGCCATAGCGCTAGAGCAATGCAGTTAGCTACAAAGTACTACAAAGAAATGGGTGGAAGCTATGAAGGGAAGAAATCGTCTGAAAATCGTTTACGTAAATGGGGTAAAGAAGACTGGAGCACACGAGAAGAGTATGAAAAAAATAAATAGTGCACGATAATAGGACAAAGAAATTCTTAGATCATGGCTGATTTAGCTCGTGAAAAAGGTCGCACTGAAAGGTATTTACCTCGGGCCGCTTGGGCAAGTATGTCTCCTGAAGAACGTCGTGCAACAGACGAGAAAAAGAAAGCTGCCACGCGTGGTAAACCAGTGAACACTCATATAAAAAATACTGAAGCTGCTAAAAGAGCAAGTGCTAAGGCTCGGGCTTATCGTGCATCCAAGGGGAAGTAAGTCTAATTTCGCCTCCTAATAGATCCTGAGCTTTGGAACCGTCTGGAGGTGATTCGGTGTATATAGGTTCCATAAGTTTTTGTTCTTCCTCTTTCCATTTTTTTTGAACTTCTGCCGTCTCTTTATCTAGTTCCTCCAGAAAAATTAAGACTCTAAATTCTGTCCAATCGTCCTGACAGTTATTTTTAATTCTTTGTATAAGTTTATTTCTGGTTAAACCTGAAAAAATTTGTTCTAAGAAGATAATAATTTCATAAATTAAAGCATTTACTCGGTTGTAGTTCTTTTTGTTTTCCATGGTTTAGAATCTTACTAAACAGGTGAGTTTTTAAAATGGCTGAAGTAACGTTCAACCGTGAGATTGGAGCTGCTCCCGAAGGTATTACCCGTTTTGGTCAGATCCGAACTAGTAATGGATCTAATGTCACTATAAACAACTATCGGTCTTTTGCGGGAGATGGATTTTTTCCCTTAGCCGATGTTTATGATATTACTTACGGAACTACAGGAACAGCTACTATTACTTTAACAGCTGAAGCTTTTGCTGTGCGTGGTGTGCGCGTTCTTAAAGCAGACGGAACGCTAGCTGGTGAAGCTGAAGCTCCTAAAATTACTCGTCGATCTGACTCAAGCTTTACTTATTCAGTAACTAACAACGATACAGCTACTGTGTATGTAGATCGCAGTGATCGTAGTGCTACAGAATATCGAGTAACTATAACTGCCGCGTAACATTTATTTTCTGTTTTTTATCTGTAGTTAACCAAAAGAACCTTTCTTTTTTTTTGGTTCTTTGCAAGAGTATTCAAAGCTTGTTTGTTGATCATGCGGTTATCTTCAAAAGGACTTGATTTAATTAAAGAGTTTGAAGGCTTAGAGCTAACTGCTTACCGATGCCCAGCAAATATATTAACAATTGGTTATGGGCATACTGGTTCTGACGTTAAAGAAGGCCTTACTATTACTGAAGAACAAGCTAACCGCTATTTAGCAAGTGACACTGAGAGTGCTCAGCAGTGTGTAAGTTCTTTTGTTGTAGCAAAAATTAATCAAAATGAGTATGACGCTTTAGTTTCGTTCACTTTTAATGTGGGTCCGACAGCATTTGTAAACTCAACTTTACTAAAGTTATTGAACGAAGGGGAGACTCGAGTAGTTGTCGCTGCTGAATTTTTACGTTGGGTAAAAGCCGGTGGCGAGGAAGCTTCCCCAGGATTAGTACGTCGTCGTGAGGCTGAGCGTAAATTGTTTTTAGAAAAAATTAAGCATCCTTTGTTGTCAAAATCAATTTTAGCCAGACAAGATACTTGGCTTAAACGTCGTCCTATAGCAAGCAATGAGCTAAAACCCGAAGAAAAACTGTTTGTACCGAAAGATTCAGCGTGGCAGTGGACCGAACTAAGGATATATGCAGGTGAAATCCATCAAAAAGTTTTTCTTACAGCTGAGCCTGCAGGTGATTGGTGGATTTTTCCCGACCACTGGAAAATTATTAACGATATAGAAAAAGTTGTTGTGAAAAAACCAAATGCTGAAATTAGGTTAGAGGTGCCTTATTACTCTCAACGGGACAACTATAAAGACCCTATGCGCACATGCTACTCAAGTAGTTGTGCCATGATGTTGAGTGGTTTAGATCCGGAAGCTATAAATATAGATGACGAATATATAAAAGTTGTGTATAGCTATGGAGATACCACAGAAGCTTCGTCTCAACTTAAAGCTCTTAAAGATTTTGGAATTTCGGCCTCTTTTGTTCAAACTGGGACGTGGAGTGATATCGAATCTTTACTACAAAAAGGCATTCCTGTTCCCATAGGTATTCTTCATAAAGGTCCTGTCACCGCACCAACGGGAGGAGGTCACTGGATTTGTTGTATTGGCATAACTGCCGACCGAAACAATATTATTGTTCATGATCCGTTCGGGGATCTAGATCTTGTCGCGGGAGGTTATATCTCTAGTGACGGTAAGAGTAAGCTGTATTCCAAAAAGAATCTTGGCCCTCGGTGGATGGTCACTGGTGATAAAAGTGGTTGGTATATCAAAGGGTCCAGATAATGGCTAGAGATTACGCCAAAGAATATAGAGAACACGGCGGTACGGAGGAGCAGAAGAGACGTCGTGCCGCACGAAATAAAGCACGTAGATACATGGAAAAAAACGGTCGCGTACATAAAGGCGACGGTAAGGAAGTAGATCATAAAAACTTTAACCCTGAAGACAACAGTCCTTCAAATCTTCGTGTAGTGTCTGAGAAAACTAACCGCGAGAAACAACCCAAACGGAGTTAGACTAGAAAAATGGAAAAGCACAACTTCATGCAACGTCCGGGCGGTCTCGGCCCGATGGCTGAGCGAGTTAAGCCAATAGGGACGCTTGCGACTGAAAAGCCTTCGCTGTATGCCAACACGGCTGAAGCAATTGAAGCTCGACGGGCTATAACAATTGATGATATTAATCGGATCTATACTCAATATCGTCGCGACCGTGGTGAGTATGCTCGCGAACCTATCGGCCCTATTCAATATGGTGAAGGAAATATTGTTGAAAGCGCAGAGTTAACTGGGCCAGCCGGGTATAACCATAAAGATTCTTTGAAGATGCCTATGCGAGCACTTGATATGAGTAAGGCTCAATACCTGGTGGACACACAAAATACTATGACTCCTAAGATGAGAGCACAGTTACAAATTCTTACTGCGTCACCTGAACAAACGTTTTTAAATGTGCCTGATAAATCGTACGCTTCGTATCCTCAAAGCTACAGAACGGTTGGCTCCTTGCCTATGCAGATGCCTTTAAATATGCCTAGGGTTAAAAAATAATGATGACCAACGGTGGTGAACCTATTCGTATGGCCGGGATGCGTCTCGGAATGGGTCCGGCTGACGTTGCTAGGTTGGTGTCAAATCCAACTGAACTTACTGCTAGATTAAGGTACCAACAAACGTTTCCTCGTAGTTAGTGAAGCTTCATTCGGCTGAGCTTAATTGGATCACACCAAAATCTGAAAGGACTATTGCTCGTCATGCACGAGTATCTACTAAAGAACCTGAAAGGGAAGAGTTTACTAGACTCTTAAGTTTTTGTGTTAGGCATGGGCACTGGAGTGTATTTGAACAAGCTTCGGCATCCTTTGAGATAGCTACAACTCGGGCTATTTCGCCGCAACTACTGCGGCACCGCAGTTTTACCTTTCAAGAGTTGTCGCAAAGATATTCAGATCCAAGTGAAATTTTACGTGATGTAAAAGACGAGTTTAAATTTGATCTGCGACTGCAAGCTGAGGCTAACCGGCAGAGCAGCGCAGAAGAGATATCCATAGAGCTACGAAACTATTTTTGGGAAAAACTTAAGTTTATTGATCAGGATATTAAAAGTGTATACCGCGAGATGCTTGAGCTTGGAATAGCAAAAGAGTGTGCACGAAATGTTTTACCAGAGTACACAACAACAAGACTACATATGAGTGGCACAATAAGATCTTTTATTCATTACGTTGGCCTGCGTGGCAAAGAAAATACTCAACTAGAGCATAGAAATATAGCCCACAACATTGGACGTATTTTAAAAAAAGAACTTCCTATTATTTACAAAGCAATTAAAACCGTTAACGATCCATCTTTAGTTGGTTGGGACTTTGGTAACTCTACCTAGTCCAAGGATCTATACCTGACTGAGTCTCAGAAGAGGCTGAAACATTTGTTCTAGCTTGTTGTGCTTGCTGAGCTTGTTGAGCTTGTAGAAGATTAATAACCTGTTTGTGTTTCTGGAGTTCTAACACTAGTGCTTCATTCTGAGCTTTAACCCAGTTTTGTGCATTAAAAGTAAGTTCTTGCAGTGTACTTTTTGTGTGCGGAAACTCAAAAACTACGTGACCTTCTTTTTTAACGTTTATCGTTTTTCCACCTGTGCTTTGAGCAAGGGAAGATAAAAATGCGTAGGCACGTTCAGGTTCAATGTTTGCGAGGTATGCAAGCTGAAAAGGATCAACGAGACCACCATTATTTTCGTAAAGCGCTGTAAAGGTTGACGTAACTCTTAGTGAGGTCTCTTCTTGAGTTTTGGCAGCCCACGAACGTTCGCGCACAATACTGGCACCTCCTAGTAAACCTCCTCCGAAGGCAAGAGCTGCTCCAAGATTTTCAGGAGAAGCCACTGCTGTGTAGGCACCGATCCCTAGGACTCCGGCGATTACTAGTGTTAGATCAAGTTTCGGTAGGCGTGTCATGTTTTTGAAAGGCAGAGTTCCAAATGGATGTTGTGGGATCTTGAGCAAACTCAACTGGTGAAGGCAGTCGATCAGGCCCTGTTGCAGCCCGGTCCGACTTTAGATCATATCCTTTCAAACGCAAACCCTTCATAGAAGGAATACCATCTTTTAACAAAAGCTCAATGCCGTCCAATTTAAGGATGTTGATTAAAGCTTCTTTGGTTCGCTCAATGAATCTGTGTTTAGCTGCTGGCTTGTAGCCACAGGCCTTGCAGAAGTTTGCATAGCTAGGATATAGAGCACCATATGAGTTTGATACGTACATACCTTTTTCGGATTCGTCCACCGAGGGCTTTCGTGCTCCTTGACCAATAGGTGTGTAAGTATTTGGTGCATACAGACAACAATCGTTAAGCCACGATACGAATTGGTTGTTGAACAACAGCGCATCTATATTTGTTTTATTGAGTGAAGGCACATGCTTAGTTGGATTAGCTAAAACGTCTTTCATTTGGTCATAAGACATAGATAGTGCCCAAGTGACAATGCCACTCATTTCAGGCTCAAACGACCCTTCAATATGATCATCATGGACACTGATTAGTTCTTTTCTGGAGCTAGGAGGTACGACCTTGTCCATAAGAATCGTAAGTCGTCTCCTTTCGAGTCCACTACTAGAATCGTTAGATGTTATGTGTTCGTTACTAGCTATACAGACCAAGCATTCAGGTTTAAAACTGATAATTTCTTTGCCATATTTTCGTTCGGCACGAAGTGTATCTGAAGCGGAGGTAAGCTTTTTAAGTATGTCCATACGTTTGTTATAGTTGCTTTCGTCTGTTAGCAACAGCAAGCGCTTGCTGATTAGATTATATGTTTCAAATTTGTTAGTCTCAATAATCTCAAGGCTAGACGTGTGTGTTCCGTGAAAGCCTGCTAACGCAACCATTATTTGTTGCATGGTTGATTTTCCTGTTCCGCCAGGACCTACTAGGTGCAGGAATCGTTCGCCTGATGTATAACCTGTTAGTATTGCTCGGGCAAAGGCTTGAATTAAAAGTTCCTGACCCGCATTTAGAGAGCTCTTTAACCAGGCTTTAAACTCCGGGCATTTTGCCTTACTGTTGTAAGCGTACTGCAGTTTATGTCTTAGGAATAAATTTTTATGTTTTCCCTCTAAAAATTCAAATGTGCGCGTATCTAATACACCGTTCTGAAACGCAATAAGACCTTTTGATTTATTCCAAATACTCTTTCTACCTCCGTCATCAGAACGCAAAAGTTTGGCCTTCAATATTAAATACACACTGTTTATTGTTGCTGAAGTGTATTTAGGCAATACACCAGCTAAGACAAAAGAATCAAGTGCTTTAACAATTCTTCGTTTAATGTGTTGTTCGTCTTGTTGGTACCACAGATCGTAATCAAAGTCATAGTGATAAAACTGATCTAAACTACTATCGTATAGAAAGTCGTCACCTTGATTAGTGACGATTATGTCTGCAACATCATTCTCAGAGAACTGACGGTTTTGACTATTTCCTGCGTTTTGAAGGTTGATTAGCTGTGTGGGTGTTGATGGGACTTGCATTTGATTTTCTTGTGTAGTTTTTGAGATAGCCGTGTCTGGTTTGGTTTCAATCGGGCTGTCGAGTAAAAAGGAAGAAAAATCTAAAACAGCATTTACTTGTGCTTTTTTGAGTTGTTTGAGCTGTTCTTTGATCTCTTCAGTCGCATGTTGTTGATAGAGCTTGTAGTCGATGTTTTTAATTTTTTTCCATATGGCCAGAGAACCTAGGTCTGAAGCCAGAGCGATCGCAGGCTGGATGTCAGTCGCGTCCTTTATCGAGTTTAAGATTCGGTCAAATTTGCTGTCCAGGTCGTGAGGGTAGGCATAGATATTATAGAACGCTTGGTGTGCTACTGTCAACGCTGATGCGCACACAGGCATGCTATGTGCTGTCAACCAATTACTCCAGCCTATGAGCTCCTTAAAAACCGCTGCCATTGTTGAGCTTCGGTCCTCTACTGCCTCGCCATCTAAAATTGAACGTACAGTAGTTGACACCAATTTTTTAAGATCTAATCCTTTTTCAGTAATCGTTAATGTATTCATTATGTTTTCTGCAGTCTTATCGTCCCGGCTTTCTTCTTTTGGTGTAGCTAAATATGCTCGGTGAGCTTCATCCTGTTTTGAAGCTGGTATGTAGTTACCAGATATGTCGAAAACTTTCTCACCTTTTTTAGGGCCGTAAAAGAGATTGGGTACCGTTGTCGCTCTTATATCTGAGCCAGGAATCTGTGCGTATATTTTCTGTGTAAAAAATTTATAAAATCCTGGGTCGATTATCGGTTTCTCTAAGCCAAAAACTAATCGAAACCGTGGCCACTCTGATGTTGTTGAGGGAGAGTAATAGGCAAGCGTTAGATATTTTTTGCAAATATCTAGTTCGAGTGCTTGATCAAAAGTAAGTTCTTGTTTTTGTACCTTATTTCCATCGGCATCTTTTCGATCTTCTTGGTTATCTATATCAACTATGATCATTCCGGCTTTAATTACCCCGGTAGATTCGGATTGTCTTTTGCCTTCAAGTAAGTGCCAGGCGCACAGACCATGACCTTGCGATAACTCGGTTGCTAAATCTGACGCAGTCAGTTCTTTCGCTACCCAATTAAGGTTGAAAGCTGCAAAGTTTCCGCCTACAGGTATCTTTCCAGTTTTTGGATGGACGTGCTGAGCGACTACTTCGTTTACAGAACAAATGAACTTCATGACGTGCCTTGGATAGCTTAGTCTGCCAACAAAAGGTGTGGTGTACCCGAAATAAATTCTTTAGACATTGTCCGTTTCTTTATGCTCGATCGGCTCATCAAGTTATTTGTTGCATATCGTAATATTGTTTTACGACTTCAAACCAACTTTCTTCGTCTTTTTCAATTTCTTCAGGGCCAAATGTAAATACCTGAGTGTTAAATTCTTTAATCGCTGTGGCGACAATTATTTGCGTTTTGTTTATTTTAATACCTAAACAACTTTCAGCCGCTGCTTTATAAGCTGCTAACTGCAGTCGTGTTTTCTTAACTTTAAAAACACCGGAGACTAAAGCTTTTCGTATTTCTTCGCTCATTGCTTGTTCTTTTTTAGGAAACTTTGCTGCATAAGGTCCATTACTGGTTTTAAAGTCAGCCAAGATAATCTCGGCATTTTCGTTCATATAGATTAGGTCACAACAGCCAGCGTACCCATGACCCGTTACTGGATCGTAATAGTGAATTCTTCCGATTCCGTCGTCTCCAACATACTTACTCCATTTAGGTTGATTAAATGGTTTTTCTGACCACAGCACTCGTCCCCCTTTAAGCAAGTTATCTAGTAATTCAGGTACACCGTCCCAATAAAGTTTGTATTTTTCAGGTGGAACGACTTTCAATCCTTTTAAGTAGTTTTCTGCACTACCGTGAATCCATGTTCCTCTTTCGGCTGCCTGGTTTGCAACTCCTGGGTTTAATAAATTCCAAGATGCAAGTTTTTGTCGCGTTTTTTCTGTTTGAGCTGTGCTTAAAATCGACGTGACTGAAGGAAGTGGTTTAGGAACACCATTACAAACGTAATGCCTTAGTCCGTTTAAAGTTACTCTTGTTTGGGACACAATGTGCGTGTCAACTTATGTAATTCTAGAAGGAATCCGAGATAACATCATTTTCTTCTTCATCTTCTTCGTCATCATCTACAAAGAACTCACTAGCCTGATATTGATAATCACGGTTACGCTGATCTAAATCGTTCATCAGACACAGCGCGGATGAAAAGCCATCTAATGTGATTGAGGCACAATCCTCAGCTGATCTTGCTTCTCCGTGGTAATCCACGCACTCAGTGAGTAGTTGTGTACTTATCAACACTGCCGCTATTTTATCTAGCTTGAGACACTGCTCTTTTTGTAGAGCAATAATTTGGTCCAAGGCTTTATAGAGTTGTTTACTCATGGTTGAGGGGTCTTTGGGCGCAGCCAGCCTACTTCGTACTCAATAACTGTACTCGTAAATTTTTGTCCATCTTTTTTGAAAACAAACCATGCTGAGGTCACTGAGTCCTTTAATTGTTTACCATCTGCACGAAATGAAGGTCTGGGGCTTAGAATCTTTAGATTTACTAAGGAAGCTGATTTAAGAAAAATTTCGCGACTTCGTACAGGTTCCAAAAAAGTGATGCGATCCAATATGCATAGTCCTTGTTTCGCCACGTCTAAACCATATTCGATGACCCATGGCGTGTACTCACCTAATCCTTGTGTTATTGCGATTACCCAATCAACTTTACCCTTATGGGTTTCCCACCAGTTTTTATCTTGAATGTTTTGTTCTGATGTGTTTGTAATAATGTCTGTTAAGTTAGAGTCTTTAACTTGTTCAAGAAGTTGGCCTTCAAAATCTGCTGGTAAAAGAACAGTCCCAGAGCACAACTTTGAATCGGCAATAGGGCCAAAAATAAATTTTGGCACATGGTAAAAAGTCATTGACACCAAATTGTTCTAAAAATGTAGAAAAAAAACGCCTTCAAACGAAGGCGCTTTCCCCATGTCCTTCAGTAGTTTACGTCAAAAATCCAAACCAGCCGCTTTCAGAGCAGCTTTCTGTTCTTCATTCAGCTCTGGTCCCTTAGTTGGTTTTTGAGTTGGCGTTGGTTGAGGCACTTCAGTCTCAGTTTTTTTTGGAGCTTCAGCAGCCGGAGGCAAAGAAACCTTTGGCGTTTCAAGAGAACTTTCTAATCTTTTGGGATGAGCGTCCATAAAAGCTTCCTTAATACCACCGTGGTCTTCACCAAGAGGTAATTCAACCAGATTAGAACCGGGGATAGAAGAACGTAATGCAGCTGATACCAGCTCTGTTCCAGAAGTCTCAAGCCAGGAAGATATATCTTGTATGAGCTTTTTCTCCTCGTCATTCTGTGAAGGTCGATCCTTAAACTCTAATGCGTTGTAGTTTATTTTTGGACCATCAGCTCCTGTAAAAGCATCGCGTTCGTTAAATGATTTTTGAACAAACTTCGTACTCGTTATTACTTCACCTACGTTTATACGATTGTTATACAATGTCTGGAAGTAAGTGATAAAGTTTTTTTGGCTTGATTTACCGCTGATGATGCTCGTGCAAACACATCGTGGAGGTAGTAGACGATGATTGGGTGAAACACCGATAAAACTAATTCGTATAAATTCTTCATGCGCCCGCATGCCGAGGTTACCAAAGAATGGTGTGAAGCCAAGCAAGATGAACTCGATGGGTATGCCGTTGTCGTTGGTGTCAACAATGGCCGCCTCAGGATCACTGTCGGATTTCCAACGACGAGCCTGCAAATCAATTCGTAGTGTGTGTGGGGGAATCTGACAAAGGATTTCATCAGCTGAGAATTTGCCTGCGATAAATACCATGGTTAGTTAAAGCGAAAAATCGAGAGAACCGAGAGCAGCAGTAGAAACTCGACCCTTTTCAGGGTCTGCAGCCTTTGTGGGGGCTGCTTTTTGTGTGCGAGGCAGATAAAGAATCTTATCCACGCCGTAGTTCAAGAATACTCTTTCGTCTTTTTCGGATGTGCTTACCCTTCCAACAGCAATAGTGGGGGTTCCTGCAGGTAGCTCTGCCAGTTGAGCTGACAGTTCATTCCAGCAAGATATCTTCATCCAGTTTGTTTCTTGGTTTTCATCCTGCCAAGCTAAAGACCTGTTAGTGACTGTGTTGTCACCAAGTTGGTTTTCTTCAGCTTTCGGACCAAGACCACCCGTGGCTATATAAAGATTAATAGCAAGGAGGTCATCCCAGTTATCTTTTCTAACAATTAACATTGGTTGCATCTTTAGTAAGCCATCCGGGTCCGCTTTGGTTGGTCCGATAGCAAGAAAGACTTCCTTTTTCTCAAGTTTTTTAAGTAGTTTTCCTACATAGTGCTCTGCTTTCTGACTTAAAACTACTTTTGTCGGGATTTTTTTTTCGGTTGACGGTAAAGCTTCTGCGTTTAAATTGCAGTTGCCTTCACTTTCTATTGGTTCGTCGGTGACGCGGAGACCTAAAAGGAGGATGTTCATTGATTTAACAAGCGATAGATCGAAGAGCGGTGAACTTTAAATGCTTTAGCAATGTCCTTTACAGGAGTGCCTTGGCTTTCGAAGGCTAGCGCCCAATGTCTATCTGCGCTAGTAAGCTTTGAGGCTTTCATATTTTTGTAAGTATTGTGGAAAGGGTTTATACAGTTTTTTCTTTTGCATTTGGGTAGTACAAAAGAATCTTTAGGTATGTCTAGGTACGAAAGTATCAAAGGACGAACGTAATACTTTGTTCCTAGTGTATATATCACTGGAGTATTGTTACAATATTTTCCTTGCCAACTAAAGCATTCTGTGTGATTAAATTTACTGAAAGCTAATCTATAAAAAAACTCGCTTAATTCACAAGATTCAATTTTTCCGTACACAAGTGTAAATGCATCTGCTTGCAGTCCTCGTGCAATGTCTATCGCTTGTGCTCTAGCGTGGTTGTTATCGTTAGCTTTTACGCAAAGTTGTAATTCTTTTTTATTTTTTTCTAAGACTAAACAGTACTCATCCATCTAAATCCTTTATTTATTTTTAAACTTGGAGCTGATCGTAAACACCACCTCCGCCTGGTAGGTTGCCTTGGCGAAGCAAGCCTGTAATATTTTTGTCTAAGAACGCTTTAATTTCTGCGTCACTAAAACCTTGATTACGAGCAGCTGTTAAGTCTTCACCTCCAAAATAAGTAGGATCGATACCATAACTAGTTGAAATTTCTCTAGGTTTTTGCTGAGTTGGTTCTGGGGCTTTTACAAATTCTTGAGTTTGATCCGGGTTGTCAAATCTAGGTTTTTCTTGAACTGGAGCTACCGGTGGAGTAGGAGTAAGTGATTTTACAAGTTCGTCATATAAACCACCTCCTCCTTTAACATTTTGTTCCCTCAGTAAAGAGGGATTTCTATCTAGGTAATCCTTAATTTGTTGATCACTAAAGCCTTGTTTACGAGCAGCTATTAAATCTTCACCCCCAAAATAAGAAGGATCAATCCCGTACGCCGTGGAGATTCCCGCTGTTATTGGGGATACATTTTCTGCTTTTTTAAATTCTTGGGTTTGCAGTGGATTTGCAAATTTACTTGGGTCCGCCATTCGAATCAATGTTGGCGGTGTGCCATATTTACCTGCTAAAACTTCTGCCTGTACAACAGGGTTTACAAAAGAGTAATCAAATCCAAATTTCTTTTGAAGATCTTCGGCCAGGTTTAATCGGCCAGGACCAAAAAGTTGTTTATTTTGTGTTAAATAATTTTTAACATCTTGCTCACTAAAACCTTCAGCTAAAGCTTTTTCCAAATCTTTAGCGCCATAACCAGGTCCCCCTAAGTTACCGTACGCGTTCCAATTGTAGCTTTTTGTTGTTGGTCCAGTTGGTCCAGTTGGTCCACTTGGGCCAGCAGGTGCAGCTTCTTTCCTTTCAGGTAAAAGGGCGAACTCACTTGTGTATGTCGTCGTGGGGACTTTTGGTGTTTTATAACTTAGGACATTACCTCTACCCTTAGTTGTATATTCTGTTCGTGTGTTAAATCCAGGCTCAAACCCCTCTAGGTTTGCTTCTGTTTTGTCATCTCCGAATAAATCGAATAAGTTTAAACCTAACCGTTGTCCTGCTACGTTTAAAAAACTTTTTGGTAGTTTATATCTAGAGGCAGTCATAGGTCAAAAGTTTTATCTTCAATAGTATAGTTTAAAATAAGCCTTAAAACTATCGCGGGGCTTCAAACGTTTTAAATCCAGGGAATCGAGCTGCGGCTCGTAGATTCCCTGTTAATCTAGGTTCGTTATCTGGGTCTTCTTCGTATAGTCTTTTTTTTGCCTCAGCACTTTTTTTTGCATACGTATTTCTTAGCCCAGGAAAGTACTCAAGAAGTTTAGAGGAGTCTGATGAGTCTTCTAAACT